ACAGAAATCTTGAAGAAGCTGTTGCGTTTAAAGAATCGGATACACTTTACGTTACTATGTGCTGTGGAAACATGCTTGATGCGCTTAAACCTTTCAAAAACAAATACAAATACATCGCTTTTCAGCGCGACTTTAAACAATCAAATCGCAATCGCTTGTTAAGCATGAAAACTTTTTACTCTAAACTACGATAAATTATGGGATTAGCATCAGGAATTATGGGATCAGCACCAAAAGTTAAAGCTCCAAAGATGGACATCGGCAACGATATTAGTAGCTATGTTTCAGGCATGTCAGGCGCATTGCCACAAATTTTTTCTCAAGAGCAACAATTCCGTCCACAATTCCAAGGATTGAACCTTGGTGATATCCAATCTTTTTTGACTGGTGCAGGTGAACAGCAAGGAATCTTTGGTCTTAGTCGTGATGCCGCGCAACAAGCTGGCATGGGATTAGGTGAAGCTCGCCAAGCAGAACTTGGGCAGATGACTGGACAAGCAGGATTAACCCGTGGGTTAATGCAAGCGTTGTCTCCTGAGCAAGCTGGTGTAGTTCAAGGTTTTAGTAATGAAGCACAAAGGGCATTAGCAGCGTCTCAGATGATTAACCCACAAGAACAGCGCGGATACCAACAAACATCCCGTGAAGGGGCCGCAGCAGCTGGCAGACTAGGTGGCAATGCAGCTATCGCATCTGAAATTATGGGGCGTGAGGATGTATTTGCTCGCAAGCGTGCTGAAGCAGCACAAGCAGGGCAGAACGCCTACAATGTTGCGCAAGGATTTTATACACAGCCTGGACTTGGATTACTTAGCAATGCTCCATTGTCGTATCAACAAGGTCAGCAATTTATTAACACAGGTCTTGGCGCAATTGGTTCTGGCACTCCTCAGTTATTTGATACTTCCGTAGGGCTTAACCTTGGTGCAGCACAACGCTCTAACCAACTTGCTGCCGCATCTGCAAATGCACAAGCTAAAGCCGCGCAACAAGCTGCAATTATGGGATTGATTGGAGATTCTGCAAAAGCAGCTGCAACAGCATCTGCATCTGATCGAAGACTGAAAACTGACATTAAAAAAGTTGGTATGACAGACGCTGGTTTACCAGTGTATACCTACAAATATAAAGGAGACGATGTTACTCACATGGGTGTTATGGCTCAAGAAGTTGAGGAAGTGTTTCCTGAAGCTGTTGTGGAAATTAACGGATTCAAAGCAGTACATTACAATCTAATTAAATAATATGGCAGCTTACGGAAAAGGACAAATGCTAGGTTCAGGAATTAACCCTGAGTCATTCAAACAAGATTACAGTGGATTTTCTCGCGCTGCTGAGATTCAGGCTCAGGGATTGCAGAATCTTGGCGCAAGTATTGGCGGGGCTATTCAGAACTTCGGAGAAGCCAAGAAAGAACAGAAGAAAGTCGATGCTTACAACAAGGCATCTGCCAAGTCTATTGAAGCTGCGATTACTTTAGGTAAATCGTATGGGATTACAGCAGCCGAAGAAACGCTAGCTCCATTCTTACAATCATATAACGATCCTAATCTTAGCCCTATCGAGAAAGCTGCATTGCTGGATGAAGGCAAGGCGATGATTCCTAACGTGTTTGGTCGATTTGATAAGAGTCAGGCAATGGCTATTCAAAATGCTCAAAATGCACCGCCACCTGCCCCATCATTTGGTTTTACTGGGACCGAATTAAAGAAAACAGATAAAGGCGACATCTATGTTCTTAAAGGTAATGATGGCAGAGATTATGACCCTGAAACAAAACTTCCAATTTCTAATCTAGGCAATTTTGGGAAAGGGCTTCCACCAGAAGCTTGGTCTGATGGAGCAACTTCCGCTGCTGATTTTATTGATGGAGCATTGTATGATTTTCCAAACTTAGATAGCACTCCTGGATCAATGCCTCCAGTTGGCGATGTAAATCCACTTCTTCCCCCGAAGAATGCTGCAGATGCGGCTGCTATAAATGCTATATTAGCTGGTGGGCAATTAGCTCCACCAGTTGGAGAGCCTCCAGCAAGCATTGCGCTACCTCAGCAAGAGCCACAATATACTCCTAGATATATTGCGACAGATGAAGTAAAAGCAAAAGAAGGTCAAGTAATGTCTAAAAAAGAAGTTAGCGAACTAATTCAACAAGGATATAAGATAAGCGGCACTCCATTAGAAAATAATCAAATCTTTGTTACTGATATTCAATCTTTAGCTCCTCAGCAAGGACAAGAGATAATTACCAATGCTGATGGAACAACAATTCGTTCTATTGCTCTTGGCAGTAAAGCCATTCAAGCACAAAAAGCTGAAGATGCCAAAGTTGATAAAGCTATGGGTCTTATGCAGGACCTTAATTTGCTTGAGAAAGCTTCAGAGTCAATGACTCCTGGAGTTCTTGGAGCAGCTGGTCGCATGGTTGCTGAACAAATTCCTGCCACTCAACAAGCTGAAACCAAAGATATTATTGATCGAGTTAATTCTACGCTTACGCTCTCTGGCATTCAAGAAATGAGAGCAAATAATCCTACTGGGGCAGCACTTGGCTCTGTGTCTGATAAAGACATGGGAGTCTTGAGGTCCTCTGTAACAGCCCTTAGAAACGCCCAAAGCCCAGCAGCATTTAAGCGTGAATTAGTCAGATTGAAAAATCTTCAACATGATCTTATTTATGGATCAGAACGAGTGCTTAAATCTAAGCTAGATAAAGGTGAAATTACGCAATCACAATTTAGTCAAGCTATGGCAAATGCTCCTGTTGAGTATTTGGATGAACAAGGTGAAGTTAGATTAAGAACTACGCCAACAGCTACTCCAGTTGCTGATTCACTAAAAGCTCTTGAAGAGAAATATTCCACACAGAAAAAATAAATGAGTGAAATTAAAAGATCAAAAGAAGTTGTTAATTCTGAACTTCAACGAGTATTTAATGTTGGCAAAGTAATTGCTAAACAAATTGATGAATTGTCTGGTGATAAAAATGCAGAGAAACGTCAACTTTTACTTGATGACTTAAGAGAAGCAACTAAATTAGAAGAGTCTCTTAATAATGAATTTGCACAACTTGCAGAACAAGAAAAAAAGCCAGAATTAGAAAGAATTCAAGCAATCGGTGAAGAGCTTCGTGCGCCAATTATAACTCCTACGCCTAACTACATGGGCATGGGTGGGAGAGGTGGTATTGGTGTGCCTACGCCAATGTATAATATGCCTTCTGTTGAGCAGCAACAAGCAAGAAAACGTGAGCTTATTGGTGAGCGTTTTAACTTGCCACCAAGCAAAGGTGCTGAAGCTGAAAAGCTACCAACTTCTTTAATGGCACAATTAGAAACGCTTTATGACCCAACAAGTAAAGCGCAACTTCTGAAAAATTACTTTGGAGAAGGAAATGTAAGACCAATAGATGTTGCTGGGAATACTGAGTTCTTGATTACTCAACCTGATGGAAGTGTAAAAACTACATTGAACAAGGGAGTTGCAGAACTTGCAGGAGTAGCCGCTGAGATTCCTTCTACAGCAGCAGAGATTGCAACATTTTTAGGAACACTTGGGGTAACAAAAAGTCCTTTCGCGGCAGTAGGATTATCATCTGCTGCTGGTGCGGGAACAGGTGCGCTTATAGATGAAGGATTAAGATATGCTTATGGTCTTAAACCTGATATTGGTGGAACAATCGCAAGACGTGGAACTCAAGCTGTAATTGGTGCTGGCATTGGTGGCGTTACTGATGTAGCTATTCCAGCATTTAGAGCATCAAGAATAGGTGACGAGTTTGTTAATGAGTTTGCTAAAAACCTTGAGAGATCAGCAGAAAGCTTGATGGTTAGAGAGCAAAGATTGGCAGCTAAACAAGGTCGAGTAGCTGGTGAAGTAAATATCCCACTTGGTGCTAAACTAGCTGGCCCAGTAGGGTTAGAGGTTCAGTCTGAACTTGCTGGAAGATACCCAAAGTCTAATATCGCATCGTCTGCCCGCAAAACTCAAGAAACCTTGCTGCGGCTATCAGACGACTGGAGATCAAACATTCCAGCAAATCCAAACAACTATGCAGATATTGCATTGCAGAAAGAAGAGCAAAAAAAAGCTCTGGCTCAACAGATTTCATCAGCAACTGGACGAAACGCCAGACTTATTGAGGGATCGCTAGATCGCCAGACAAGAGGGGCTTTAAGCAATACGGATGAACTCGGTAATATTTTGCTTTCTTCAATCAAGAGCGCAGAAGATCAAGCTATAAAATCAACAAATGATCAATATACTTTATTGTCCGAAGTTGCAGACAATGCTGGATTTCAAATAAGTCCAACTAAATTTCTTGATGCCGTATCTGCAATTAGACAAAAAATCAATCCATCTGGAGCATTTGATGAAAGTGCAGTAAGAGGAGTTGAGAACAGACTCAAACAATTAAATAGACCGCTTAATTTTAGAGATTTTGACGATTACATTAAAGCATTTACCGATGCAAGACCTGAAAATGCTGTTGGAGGAACTACAAAAGATGTTTTTGGTATGCGTTTTTCTGAAGAACTATCAAAGCTCAGGAGAAGCACTTACGATCAATTCAATGCAACAATGCCAGATGGGACAGTAAAAAATCTTGGCAACGAATTTCAACAAGCTACTGAACTAGTTCGTGAGAGAGGTGCATATGAAAAAAATCTTCTTGGCAATGTTCTTAAAGAAGCTGCTGGCGAGCAATCAAAATCACCAAGAGATATTGTAAGCGCAGTAATAAAAGAACCAGCTACAATTGAAAGAGTTGTCAAATCGCTTCGTGAGCTTGGACAGCGCGACCAAAGCAAAGCAGGAGAAACTGACAGAGTGCTTGGATTGCTCCAATTAGAATACATGAATAAAATTGGCATTAAGCCAAGCTTACGTGGCAAAGGGGCGAGGACTATCGATGCAGACCCAAACATGGTAAAGTCTCTTTTTGGAGGACAAGCAGATGCACAATTAAGAGCAATCTCTGACTTGAATAACAACCTTAAAAACATTGGTGATCTTGGTTCAAGCAAGCTTACAATGGATGATTTGCAAAAAATGGGGCAACCTCTTTCTGAAGTTGAGAGAAAAGCTCTAGCAAAAACAATCGCGAAGAGGATTCAGGCAGAAAAAGAAGAAGACGCACTAACACGGTCAACCATATTCAGTCTTGCGCAAAAAGGAGACTTCAAAAACATTGACGCAGATGCTCTTTCAAAATCCATACTGTCTCCTTCAAGCACTATCAAAGATACTCAATATGCGATGTCTCAACTAAGCAAGTCATCGCTAGAGTCAAGAAATCTTTACAAAGGTGATTTTAGGCGAGAGCTTCTTGATGCTTATTCAGGTGGAGATCCAAATGCAAATGTTCCTTTTAGGGCAATTTTTGACACAAAGAGATTCATGAACGATTACCGACCATCAAGTGGTAATGTAACTACATTTGCTAAAAAGCTACAAACCGTGCTTGGTAAGAAAGAAGCTGATTTCCTTTATGATTTGGCTGCTACAGCTGAAGCAAATGCTATTGCTGATATTGCAAAAACAGGATCTACATTCAGGATGATTGGAAGTCCACAAGGAGCAACTGTAATCCTGCCAATTCAAAAGATGGTTGAATCTACTAGAAATAGATTCATAACCGCGATGCTTTCTTCTGGAATCAATAGTAACAGCCTTAAAACTGCGCTTGCACGAAACGCTATTCCTGGCAAGGCTAATGACGCATACAACCAAATGGCAAAGCAGATGTTCTTGACTAGAACTGGAGCAACAGCACTAGCACACCAAGCATCTAGTGATCCAGAGTTCTCTGCTGAATTGATTAACATGGCGAAACAATTTGACGAAAAACAAAACTTGTATTCAGAATAAAACTAAAGTTTACTTCTTTCAGCAAGACACAAACTTATGAGCGAAGAACAACTCCAGAAACTGAAAGACAATTACTACGATGATCGTCCTGACAAGAGCGAGTGGTTTCTTGAGGTAAGAGAACGTGCTAAGTTGCTGCCACGGAACAACATAGAACATTACGCGCCGCACAAGGCTGCATTAGCATTGTTTCTCTTATCTCAAGGAGCCAGAATTACTGAAATCTCTAAGAAAACTGGAGTTGGCAGGGAGACTATTCGCCAGCTAGAATGGCGACATAACGACACCCTAGAAACAAAGCGCAAAGAGTTCTCGATGCGTTACGCTATTGCAGCGCAGGAATATACCGACTTGTTGTTTGAACGTGCTACGCAACTCTTTGACGATCCTGACAGCCTTGCTAAAATCTCCCCTGAGAAGCTGGCGATTACAGTTGGCATTCTCACAGATAAAGCTGCACAGCTTACTGGCATGGCAACGACCGTTGTTGAGCATCGCAAAGGCGCAAGTCTTGATGATGCTGCTAACCTTATCAACGAAGCAAGAAGCCGTATTGCCAAAGGTAAAGTAGTTGAAGCGGAAACAGTATGATTTGGAGACAACATCAGATTCTAAAGCCTCCCACGGATGAGGAGTTGATTCAGATGACACCAGAAGAGGTGTTGTCAATACATCGCATATACCACGAGGCAATTGAAAACGCGGAGAAAGACCCATATCAGTATGGGTTTCGCTTGCCTCACTGGACAAAAGCAGAGGAGCAGCTTCACGAAGTAAACGAAATCCTTGCACTAGGCGGGAACAGGAGCGGGAAAACTCAATGGGGTGCATTCTCTGTTGTCCGTGCAGCCGTAGAGAATCCCAACTCCGAGATATTCTGCTTTGCTCAAACATCCGAGGTATCCATCCGCCAGCAACAAAGCGCGGTGTGGGCTTGGCTTCCTGAGTATCTAAAAACAAAGTATACTAGCGCAAACGCCTACATCTCCTACAAGAAGAAAACAGGATTCACTGATTCCTCGCTAATCTTACCAAACGGCTCACAGATTATCTTCAAGACGTATTCACAGTATCAGAACAATCCAACAATCCTAGAGGGTGCAGAGCTTGGATCTAGGAATCCCGTGTGGCACAATATCGGCGTATGGCTGGATGAATACCTTCTTGGCCCCGAACTGATAAACACTCTCCGATTTCGTCTAGCTACCCGCAATTCCAAGATGCTTGTCACGTTCACGCCGATTGATGGGTGGACTGAGGTTATCAAGGAGTATCTAGACGGTGCCACAACGATTGAAAGTCGTGAGGCGGAGCTGCTGAATAACGAGCTTGTTCCGTATGTTCAGAAGTCGAAGAAGTTAAATGCGTCCGTGCATTACTTCCATTCGCAGGACAATGCTTTCGGTGGATACGAGCGGATTAAAGACACGCTAAAAGGTAGAACACGGGAGGAAATCCTTATTCGTGCTTACGGTGTGCCGATGAAGTCACATGCTACAAAGTTCCCTAAATTCAACAAAATTATAAACGTAGTCGATCCAGAGAAGATTCCGACTCGCAACATCACAAGGTATCACATTATCGACCCAGCAGGATCTAAGAACTGGTTCATGTGTTGGATTGCAGTGGATGAGACTGGAACAATGTGGGTGTATCGTGAATGGCCTGGAGTGGACGTTGGTGACTGGGCTGAGTGGCGCGGAGGAAAATGGATGCCTGGAGAGGGAGCCAAGGGGCAAGGATTTGGTATTCGCGACTACGTTGATCTTATCGAAGAACTAGAAGGTGAAGACGAAATCTTTGAGCGGTTAATTGACCCCCGTCTTGGGGCTGCAAAGTATCAAGTGCAAGATGGATCATCCTCGATTATCGAAGATTTGAACGATGCTGGTATGGTTTGCATCCCTGCGCCTGGGCTTGATATCGACGATGGATTGCAAGCTTTGATCGGGAAAATGGCATGGGATACAACTAAGCCGTTGGATTCTATCAACCGACCGCATTTTTACATCAGTTCCGACTGCGAGAACATTATCCAAGGCTTATCGGAATACACTGGAGAAGGTGGATTAAAGGAAGCTTGGAAGGATGTTATTGACGTTTTACGCTATGCTGCAATCTCAGGAATAGATCATGTTGACAATTCCGTAAGTTTAGCCACAATCCAAGGAGGTGGAGGTTACTAATATGAATACTAAAAAAGAAGCAAAGAAACGAGGACGACCAGCTAAGGTTGTTGAAGAAATAGTGCAAGACGTGCCAGAATCGCCATTGAAAGCGTTAATTGTAGGAGTTTGCAATAACCCGACATGGCTGAAAGCACGGATTGACGGATTCAGCGTCAACGTGAAATGTCCTGCGCAAATATCAAAAGGCTTGCTAGGAAAGCAAGTTGATGTTATTCTCGTCAATTCCGATCCCGAGGATTACTACCAATATACAGCATGAATGACATTCAACAAATCGAAGATGAATCCCTTGTCTACGTGGACAAGAAGCCTGATATTGGCGCATTATCCAATGCTTACGATACATGCCTAGTTGACTTGGATTACTATTTTGAATCCTGCCTACGTTCTTACAACGACCGCAGAAACATTTGGGATGGTAAATCTAATGACCTGCGCAAGAATGGAGCAAACGCTTTCCCATGGCAAGGTGCATCCGACCAAGAAGTAAACGTAGTTGGCGAGCGTATCGACATGTATGTGGCGTTATTTGACCAAGCGTTAGCTCGATCACATATCAAAGCATTTCCAACTTCGATGGCAGCAATGCCAAAAGCAGCAGTAGTTTCTGGCTTCTTAAAATGGATGCGAGCATCGTATATTCCTGACTTTAAGCGTCAGATGGAGCTTGGTGGAAACTACCTCATGGAGAAAGGCATCATGGTTACTTACGTTGGCTGGAATCGTGAGAAGCGCACTTACTTACAAAGCGTTAGTCTTGAGCAAATTCAACAAGCATCGCCTGATCTTGTCGAGTTGATTCTAAGCGAGCAAGACGATTTAATGTTGATTGAGTTGCTTCAAGAATCATTCCCTGATCTTTCTACTAAGCGAGCGAAGAAGGCAATCAAAGACCTACGCAAGATGGGTGTTGCTGAAATTCCGCTCTCCCGCCAAACTGTTGACTGCCCTGTAGTTTATGCTTGCGCTCCCGATGGCGAGGTAATGTTTCCATCTTACATCTCAGATCCACAACGCGCACCATACATGTTCTGGCGAACATTCCTCACAGCTCAAGAGCTTGAGAAAAAGGTGACAAATGAAGGATGGGATAGGGATTGGGTGGATAACGCTATTGAAACTCTCCGTGGAAAAGATTCCATGTATCTCGATGGCGAGAAAGTAAAGACTCAAACTCGCTTGCCAATCACCGACGACAACGATCTTGTCATGGTAGTCTATGCGTATCAGCGTTTGATTGACGAAGAAGATGGTTCAGAAGGCATCTATTGCACCGTGTTCCATCCACAAACTGATGGGTTTGCCAAGCATGAGCTTCTGAACGGTTACGATGATTATCCATTTGTGGTAACTCGGTTAGCTAACGATCAGAAGCGGATGTATGAAGTGCAGACCTTTTCTGACATTCTCCGTGGCCCTCAGATGCAAATCAAGACAGAGCGCGACAGTCGTATCGACCGTGCGTCTTTGGCAACATTGCCTCCGATTATGCACCCTGCTGGTCGCCCACCATCTGATTGGGGGCCTGGACGCAGAGTGCCATATCGCCGACTAGGTGAAATCGCATTTGGCCCTATTCCACCTCGCGATGACGGCTCAGTAGAAAGCGAGCTTTCCATGCGTGGACAAGCAGACCGTGCTATTGGACTTGATCTTACAAATCCTCTATCATCGGCACGCCAACAGTATTACATTGGCAAGTTCCTAGACCACGTTAAAGATGTGCTTACAATGGCATGGAAGCTGTATCAACGCATGGGTCCAGATGAAATCTTTTTCCAAGTAACCGGTAATCCAAATCCGCAGGTTATGACTAAGGGCAGCCCTGATGAGAACTTTTCGATTATGGTATCGTTTGACTCCTTGTCGAGTGATCCAGAAACAGCGGAAACTCAGTTGAAGAACATGGTTCAGTTGGTTCAGTTGGATCGCAATGGAATCATGGATGTGAATAAGCTCCTTGAGTTTGCTGCCTCCTCGATCAATCCAATCTTTGCGGATTACGTTCTGCAACCAGCGGAAGAGGCACAGCAGAAGGTTCAGAAGAACGTAACCGATGACCTTGCTAAGATTTTTGCTGGCATTGAAGTTCCCGCTCAACCTAATGGCGCGCAGATTGCAATGCAGATGGTACAGGCTTACGTCCAGCAGCCCGATGTTGCAGCTAGAGCGCAGTCTGACGAGGCTTTCGCTGCTCGCTTGCAGAAGTATGCCAGCCAGTATCAATTCCAGCTACAACAGGCGCAGAACGCCGAGATTGGACGGATTGGAACAGCACCTGCTGAAATGGGTGGAATGACAACTCAAGGAATGGAACAATAATATTATGAAACAAGGATTATATAGCAATATCAACGCGAAACGCAAACGTATCGCAGCAGGTAGCGGAGAAAAAATGAATAAAGTTGGCAGCAAGAAAGCACCAACTGCAAAAGACTTCCGCGAATCAGCTAAAACCGCCAAGAAAAAGTAATGGAAAAACGATTCAAAAAAGTAATCACAAACCCTGCTACTGGTCGTAAGAAAACCGTCAAGTATGGGCAAGCAGGTAAGGCCGCAGACGGTGGGGATCGTATTCGTCCTGGAACTGCCAAAGGGTCAAGTTATTGCGCTAGAAGCTACGGCATCAAAAAACGCTTGCCAGAAGCCCAGCAAAATGATCCTAATACACCCAACAACTTAAGTCGGAAAAAATGGAAATGTTCGGGAAAAGTCAGCAGGAAGTAAAAAATTCTGGAATTTACAGAATCACCTGCGTTGCTAATAACCATTTCTATTATGGTAGTAGCATTAACTTAAAGTCTCGAATTAAAAATCATCTTGGGAAACTTAGGTCTGGATGTCATAGAAACAAAAGGCTTCAGCGCATATTTGATAAGTATGGCGAATCCTCGCTGACATTTGAGGTAGTCAAATACTGCGATCCAAGTTTTATCCTTGATGAAGAGCAAGGATATTTAGATGAAAACATTTCAAATGAAAACTGTGTAAATTTCTGCAAAAGTGCAAAATCCCCAATGGCTGGGATGAAATTTTCTGACGAACACAGAAGAAAAATATCGCAATCTCAAGTTAGGAATAAATACACTTTTTATTACGAGTGTGGGAACCTTGAGTCTTTTGATAGCTTGAAACTTGCTGGTGACAGGTTTGGAGTTAGACCAGCAATTATTTCCAAGTGGTTTAAGAGAAAAAATCTGGGAAGAAACCATGGGATTTTGAAAAAATCAAAAATCATCAAGGCAGAAAAATCTGGAGATGAAAATATTACACTTCTTCCTTATCCATACAAACAAGAACCATGGGTTCTGGCTGGGGCAATAAGCAAAAGTTCTTATTACAAAAACAAACAAAAATCAATGAAATAACTCTATGAAAAAAACTAAATCATGCGGCAATAATCGCGAAAAGATGGAACGTAAAGGCAAAGGTTACGTTGAAATTGAAATCAAGATGGGCAAGATGCCTAAGAAATCACCTAAGCGCAAATGACACAACTACCTAAACCAACTATTGTCCAAGCTGTTGAAGCTCTATCTGACCGTGATGAGTTCAAAGCAATTATCCAATTCATCCGAGATGAGCGCGAGCGTTTCTTTGGTGACTTGCGCCAATGCGTAGAGCCAAACGAGGTCATGAAAATCGTCGGCAGTGTTTCTATTCTGGACGAACTTTTGATTCTCTTGAAAAAAGAAGGTTGACATCCGTCCACATTCTGCTTTTATTGCTTTGCTGTTTTGTTTTCAGCTCTTGTGTTCATAGACCCGTAGAGATTAAACCCTCTACGGGTTTTATTTTAGAACAGGTCGATACACTCAACCGCTATGCGATGAGTGATCTTGAATGTTCGGCAGAAAAACTAAGAAGGACACCGGATGCGACCCTCCCACAAGACCGTCATCATAGACGCCGACCTTGAACTCCACCGACTCGGGCGGATTTACGCCAGCGACGGCGCATCCCTTTTTCACAGACTCTATTATTGCAGCAACATATTCGCCTACTGACATGAATTTAGAAGATTTCATACGTGATAGTTTAGTTCAGATTACAAGGGCGGTTGAGAGCGC